CCCCTTGTAAAACATTTTTTATTACAAGTTTATTATACCATAATATTTATTTAAATAATCTTTGATTCTCTTGCTTTTTCTGCAACCAATGCGTTAAATTGTTCCATAAACTGACCAATCACAAATACTGTATCACTCACTGCATTCTGTGTTGCTTGTTCAAGTTCATCTTCTTTAAAACGATCATTGATTGCCCAATCTTCTAGCAACAAACGTGCTACAGATTCTGTAATTTTATTTAATTCTTGTAGTGGTACTGGTACTTCTGCCATTTACTTACTCTTTCTGCTATAGTTCATCGGATTAAAATGAAACATGTTTCTAACACGTGCTCGTCTTTCATCTGAAAGCCATTTGTTTATATTTAAGGAATACACTGTAATATATATTGTTGATCCAAATATAAAACCCCACTGCTTAGTGTCTATAGAGTATATCACCCAAGCACACTCGTTTGCAATTCCCACCGCAAACCCGTACCATTTCTTTTTACCTGTAAGCCAAATTCCTACAACTCCAAGTATGGATAATGCCCATGACACCCACCAAGACATTTTAATTTACTCCCATAAAATGAAACATATGTGGATAAAAATGCTTTAAAATTTGCACTGTGGCAAGAATAACCCACATCACATTAAAATAAATAATTGTTGGCAGCTTCTTTTTAATAGAAGACCAGATGAGTGAAAATGCTGAATATTCTGCAAAGATATAAAGCCACCACCACTGCTTATTCCATACAAGCCCTGGAATAATGATTGCTAATTTAATTGTAAAGCCAAACCATTCAATAAAATTGGTGTAGTGCCAATACTTTGCTTTAAAAAATGGTGCAAACTCTTTAACAAAACTGTTAAAGATCTTCATGTATATTCTCCTTTAGATACTGATATTGCGTTGGTAAATCTTTGACAAACTCTTTTAAGTTCTGAGCTTTTTTATCTTTTGCTTCCCAATAAGGGACTAAATCATTTACTACATCTACATTTATTACTCTTTGTGCAAGCCAAAGCTTCTCAACGTAGTCTTGGAAGATAATATCATACTGCATCCCCGCACCTACTGACAAGTAACCAACACCAGATCTATCTCCCCATTCTCCAGTTCTGATTACTTCTTTAAACTGATCAATAAGATTTTTAGGCCCACCCAATTTATTAACATTTAACCAATATTGGCTATCATCTCTTTGAGATAAGATAAAATGAATTTGAATAAAATCTTTTGTTGTTGTTACTTGAGTTTCCCAGTATCTATTAAATACTTGAATATCAAAACCATTATAATAATCTTTGTAAAATGTATTTGCAATTTTTGATGACATTTCGTGAACAAAATAAAGACCTGCACCTTCAAGCGGGTCAAGGAATGCTGCAGATAAACCAATTGCAATTACATTTTTAACCCAAGCTCGTTTGTAATACCCATTACGCATAAATAGTTTGCGTATTTCAACTTCTTTAGACCTATTAGGATTATAAACAACCATTTTATCTGAGTCTAAATGATCTTTGAACTCTTGTAGGGCTGTTTCTTCATCTACAAATTGATCACTAAAAGCATACCCAGTTCCAATTCTGCTCCAAATCGGTGTATTCCAAGCCCAACCGTTCTTTAAAGCAATTGAATGTGTAAAGTTTTGTAGTTCTAATTCTTTATCAGTATACTCTACAGGGGTAAAAAATGCTCTATTATGGGGCAATTCTTCTTTTGTAGAAATAAATTCTTCATCTAAAGTTTGGCCAATTAGTAAACTTTTAAAACCTGAACAATCAATAAAAATATCACCAGTCAATTCTGTACCATCGTCTAGGACTAGTGCTTCAACACCGTCTTCATTTTGTTTTACAGAAGTTACTGTTGCATAAATTCTTTTAACACCACGTGGGATAGCATATTGATCTGCTAAATATTGACCAAGCTTTACAGCATTTAATTGCAACCCAACATCTTTTTCTGGGTTGTATGGGAAAAAGTCGGGATTCATTTCATTAAGAAACTTATTATCTTTAAACAAAGCAAATTGTGGATAATGGGTTTCTGTAAAATTAGTATGATGTGTTTCAGGATACTTAAACTTTTTAAATTTCCAATCTTCAAGGTTCATTGCAGTGTTTTGAAAATCTGCAAGTCCAAAAACTGTGTACCAAGGCTCATCATTTTCTCTATAAAAATTTGAAAACTTTACCCCAAGCTTGAATATGGCTTCAGTGCCACGCATAAAATCTTTAATATCAATGCCCAAATGGTATAACCATGGCATAATTTCATTAGTTGTGCTTTCGCCTACGCTAATATTTGGAATGGAAGGGCTTTCAACAACTGTTATATTTTTGTTAGGCAAATCGTGAATTAAGGTAGATGCAGTCATCCAGCCAGCGGACCCGCCACCTAATATAACTATGTTTTGAGGACTTTTCATTTTTTCTTTCTGATATAAGATTATAATATTATACCAAAAGGGGTAGAATTTGTCTACCCCTTTCAAATATTTTATTTACTTAGTTAGCTGTGGCTGACGGAAACGCTTAGCCAATGCGTTGTACTTAGCAATAAGTGCTGCATACTTTGCCTTATCAGTAGCATGTGATGCCTTTTCTGCAATCAACGCTGCTTGTACAGTATTGAATGAAGACTGAATTGATGCTGTTGAAGTATCAGAAGCAGTCTTATTTGATGCAATAGTTGCATTTGCAGTAGCAAGCTGTGATTGCAATGATGCGATTGTATTGCTAAGTCCTGCAACCTGAGCTTGCAATGCTGAGATTGAAGCGTTAAGATCTGATACAACAAATGATGCAGAGATAGCCTTAACTGGTGCTGGCAATCCTGTGACTGCTGAACCAATTGAAGTATCTGTTGCAACAACTGTTACTGTACCTGCAGATACTGCAGCCAATGTAGCAGACTTTGAACCCAATGTGAGTGTGTTATCTGCAAGTACGTTTGCTGCTGTAGATGTTACTAGGGACTTGGTAACAGTAAGATCAGAGAATGTTGCTCCAATTAAAGTAACTGATACGGTTTCTCCACCAACTGCGTTACCAAAAACGTCTGTTGCTGAAACAGAAATTGTTGGAGCAGTGTTAATTGCTGACGATGCTGGTACTGAAACTGCAACATTTGATGCTGCTCCCGCTGTACCTTGAATGTAAACAATTGTTGAATATGCACCATTTGTAATGGTTACAGAGCCAACTGATGTGCTTGTTGTATAAGCATACTCTGTTACTGCTGTGCCTTGTGAGGTTACAGAAGCAGATGTAGAACCTGATTCAGTTGTAACTGGAGCAGGTGTTGTGTTAAGTGATGATACAAGCTTTACAGAACCTGATGCAGTAAATGTTACTACAGTGTTGGTATCTGCTGTTGCTGCAAGAGCAACCGAATGACCTGAATCAATTACGTTAGAGGCAGGTACTGCTACGGTTGCTGGTGCTGCAGAAGTTGTTGTGTTTGCTGATCCAGCAACTGTTACCGCAAGCGGTGCAGCATGTGCTGAAGCAGAGATGCCTACGATTGCAAGAGCTGCAGCGGTTGCAAGAGCGATCTTCTTATTTGTCTTCATAGTTTCCTATTCTTGTTAGTATCCCTGTACAGGATAATGGTCACGAAAATGACCAATGCTTTATTATACATTATCTATTCTTTTTTTGTCAACTTGGTTTGCTTCTGTTGCCTTACTATTTGAAAAGGACCAGAAGTATAAATATCGTTGGTAGCAGCAATTTCAAGAGCTTTTTCTACCGTCGCACCTGCATACAACGCACCAATAGCGAATTGAGAACCATTTCCTACACCGTATATACCGTCGCTATTCAGCAATACGCTAAAGTCATTTCCTATATCAAAGACTTCTCCGTCAAATGAAAATAACATACTAAACCCAGAGTCTTTATCGTCTTTATCTTCTTTCCATCCATTTTCTTCTAAGCACTCACGCATTGCTGGAATAAATTTGGTAATCATAAATTTGTAAAGATTGTCTCTTTCTTTAACCGCTGGAACTGGAGGAACAAAAACATGCTGCAATATGTCGCAAGGGGTAGAGTCACCGCTACCAGCAATTAACCAGCCATTATTCTTAGTAATCTTTTCCATTTTTGGATGGCGATTTGGACGTGACCCATCAGAAACTTGAGCATCAGCACCCATAGTTACATTGCCGTTTTTACATACTGCAACAATAGTTGTCATTTACCCAGCTCCTCCAAAATTGCTTCAGCAGTACGTGATTCAATACGGTCAACAATTTCTCCCTGCCTCATGGTAAAAATTTGAGGAATACTTTTGATTCCATAATATTCTACAGTAGACGAGTCAATCTTGTCAACATCTACCAAATAATAGTTAGTTTCAGGATCAATTACTGAAACCTTGCCATAATGTGGCTTTAATTGTTTACAGGGATTGCACCAATCTGCTGTAAAATAAACTACACATTCATCTTCAGCAATAAATTCATTTACGTCATTTGTGATCTTAAGCAATTAATTCCTCCGCAGTTATGGTTTTACCCACATATCGGCGTTTTGTGATGTAGTCCTTGACATGTTCGGGGCCCTTTTGCCGTCCTCCTAAAATGATAACCCATCTAGGCTCAAATTGGGAATCCACGCATGTTTGACACATATAAAGGGTGGTGCCCTTTAAAATTTCTGACTGAAATGGCCCCAGCTCGTTCTTGTTTTTACCGCAAGAATAGCAAATCATTCATTTTCCCCTTCATTGACATATCCAATACCGATCTCATCCACCTCTATAAACTCATCATTAGGAATTTCTATTAAATAACTAATTCCCATATCAAAGTATTCAATAAGAGATGCATAAGCCCCATGAGACTTTACTGTTCCATATATGCCATCTTCTGGCAAATATACATAGGTAACAGAAAGCTCAACGCTGTCCTCTTCGTTTTCTTGCTTGCTCATCAGTATACTTCATCCCTTCTATTTCGCATGGTGTACCGTAAGACATAATTAATTGACGAACAGTTAGTAAATAATCCATTAAGGCCATTCTATCTGTTTCGTTATACTCCATGACATTACTCTCATATACAGTTAATGCAAGATAGTTTGGTCTTGCTCTAACGTCCATGACTAGGCCACGTACTGGACATTTAATATCCCGCACCTTTTTAGCCATATCAACTGTATATCTAATTTTTGGCATGAAGTTTCTTTAACCTTTTCCATGTCTCTGGATCTTTGTGCTCATTGTGTTGTTTATCTGGTCTGCCAAGATCCATAAATACCCCGCCCCAAACACCTTTTTCTTTATTCTTAACACCCTCGGAATGACATTTCTTAATTACTGGACAATGTAGACATACTTGATCTACTTGTTTGGCAAGCTCTTTGTCAGACTCATAGTCATCATAAAACCAATTAATTGACATATTGTTACAAGCAGCAAAATGATACCATTTAATATCTAGTGGATCAATGCCAAGATTATTGATTATATCTGGCATACTTGTCACTAATTTCCCAAGTACCGTTATCCTTTAGCTTATAGCGTAAAATATAACCCCACTTGTTGTCCCTCAACATGCCGTTTTTTTGCATGTAACCATTATCATTTCGGGTCCACTTAACAATTGTGTAACCATCCCAAAAAAACCCAAACTTTTTGTTTTTTTCAACAAATGAATGCGCTTGATTGTAATCTAAAACAAAATTAGCCATTATTTTGTGCCAACTTCTTTCCTAGTAGTTGTCTCCAGTTAACAAAGAAATACTTTTCTCCGTCTTCTTCAATTTCTGTTGCATGATTTGGTGAGTAAATTACAGTGTCACCTAAATCTAACGGTATGTCGTAGTGATTACCTGATGGGTCGTGGTCTCCATCGCCTTTGGCAACAACAATCCCCCGCTTTGTAACTTCATCTTGAATGGTTGCTGCTAAAACAATTCCAGATTTAGTAGTCTTTTCTCCATCCTCAATTTCTTTAATAATAATCATTGGGCCCAATGGGATAATATTTATCATAGGAAAATTAATCCTCTCATTCCTAGTAGTTTATTCATAATTCCTTGCGGTACAGATTGTGGATACTCATTTTGATTTAACATTAAATTAATTGTATTTTGAGTATTAGTAATTGCTTGTTGCAATTGAGTTCCTGTTAATCCCGAATCAATCGGTATTGGATTCTTAGTAATATTATAAGGTACAGGATCGCTACTTCCTAGCGTTAGGCATTCAACATTAAGTGAATTTGCAATATCAGTGCAATCAACAGTCGCCGTTTCTACTGGCGTAGTTGTTTCAGTTTGTGTAATAATTGGTTGAGATTCAGTTACAATTGGCTGTGGTGTAAAAACTGGTTGTGGAGGTGCAACAAAAGTCCTGACTAATGCAATAGGAGCAGCAGGTGCTGCAACAGTAATTGATGCTACAGGCGCACCAGCATTAGTTGAGGGTGAAGCTGTTTGTGTTACAGTAAATGTATTTGTATTTTGAGAGTAATTAACAGTTTGATTTTGTTGAGTAAGTAATCCACCAGAAATTCCAGAAGATTGCAAAACTAACTTATTACCATCTGGAGCAATACCGCCCCAAGAACCTCCAGCACCGCATACTGATGCTGTGCAAGAGATAATATTAGTTACATTTCCGTTTGCATCTACTGATGCATATGTGTCTGCGTATGCGACTGATGTTGATGATGCCAAAATAAGAGTTGTAATTAACAACGCTTTTTTCATTTATTTCCTTTGTTAGTAGGGATGGTTAATATATTGTATCACTATATGTGTTTATGTGTCAAGCTGTTTTTACTAATTGTTTTCTTGAATTATATCTAAAGGTGTGGGTGCTGTCAACAATGCGTCACACAAAGCACACTCAGCATCTAGATTATATATCCCAATCTCGTAATCTTCTGGATCAAATTGTACAATAATCTTTATTAGTTTTGAGCCACATGCTGGGCACATTGCCGTAGGAATGCCTCTAAAATCCACGATTATTCCTTAAAATATCTATATGGAATTCCATATGATTCTAAGATTTTGATGCAAGAATAGTTTCTTGAAGATTCACCAAAAATTAATGCAATACTTGCACCTGATTCAATCATAGTTACATCAGAAAAAGATGAAAAATCTCTAACTATTTCTTCTTTGATTTTATAACCTTTTTGTCTAAGGAACTTCTCTGTTTTACCTATGTATTCGGTTACCATGTTTTCTGCACCCCGCATACCCTTATGAACAAAAACAAATTCTTTGTCGTCAGGATAATGGTATTTATTATCTTCAATTAATAAAGTTATTTGACGAATTAAATCGTTATAATCCGTCCAATCTTTACTTCCAAAAACTAATGCTCTCATGGTTTCCTTTCTGAAATACATAAGGACGGGGGAAACCGTCCTTATGCAAATATATACGTATATATTTATTACTTACGTGGTGCGAATGCTCCACCCCAAAGTGACTTCTTAACTTCCTTTGGCTCTTCTTTATCAGCTACGGTTTCATCCTTAGCTTCTGCCTTGTTAAGATCTTCTTCGGTGACTTCATCTGAAGATGCAGCCTTGTTTACATCTGTAGAATCTCCCCAGCACTCGTGCATTACTGCATTTCCGCAATCTGGGCAAGTCATTCCTGACTTATAAATTCCTGCGCCATTTGTTGCAACTTGCTCTGGGAGCTTGTCGTCATTTGGTGCATCTGAAACTGAAACATCACCCTCTGGGCGAGTTGCTTGATCAACTAGATCAGTTGATGCTGGTTGAGTAGCATTTGGTAGATCCTTGGTTACAGCGATGTTACCTTTTGGATCTGGCTCTGTTGTTTGATCTGACATTGTGGTTCCTCCAATCGTATAGTCTCCAGGGTTGTTATTAACGTTTGTGTTAAAGTTACCTCTGGTGTAATTTTCTACGGTTCTTTCATCCCGCTCTTGGTCTACTGAAGAAGATGTGCCAATTGCTTTAAGAAAAGCATCTTTAACATCATCAATAAACTTAGTAACCTTCCAATCCTCTGGGAGAACATTTGTTGCTTCCAAAGCCTTTGCTCTAGCAATTATGTGCGCCTTTGCTTTTGCATAATTTGCTGAACGTCCGATTGATTGAATGGCATTGTGTAAATCTGTGACATTTTCAATTGGAAAAGAACCATCTGGTAGAGCGTGACCTGCTGCTGCCAATTGTTTGCGCTTTTCTTCTGAAAATTCTCTTTTAAATACAAGATCCATTTACTTTGACCCTACCTCTGTTGTAGTGATATTTCCTCCAGCGTAGCGTGGAGTGGTCATTGAAACATCACTTCCCGTGAAAGGGGATCCGACATTCATAGTACCAGCATTGTTCACGCCGAGATCTGTCTTTGCATCTGTGCGAAGACCTGCCTCAGGACCTGCTTGCTCTGTAACTGGTGTTGCTGCAGCGGGTTGTTGTGTACCGCCTTCTTTACCTTGTTGGTTGTTATCCATATTAAATCACCACCTTATTTTCATTGTACGTTAAAAATCTGTTTCATCAAAATCATTCATATCAAAGCCTTCAGCTTGCAAAGCACGCTTACCATCTTCGGATATAGTCATCTGTGCGTTTAGATTTTCATCATAAGATACTTCAATCAAACCTTTTAAATATAAATCAATTAAAACCTGATCCATATCGTCTTGCATAACTTGATATAATTCTGGCATTACTTCTTCCAAAACATCCATATCAAATCTGTAAATTGTTTCGCCATCTTCATCAATTCCATCAAAAAATGCTGCACCTTCTGAGACAAGGTACTCCATTATTTCTATATGATCTTCATCAGATGGGTCGTATTCCAATTTACCACTTCCTCGCTACTATTATACCTTAATTGCGCCCCTGGCAGGAATTGAACCTGCGACACATGGCTTAGAAGTCCATTGTTCTATCCACTGAACTACAGGGGCAAACACAAAAGGTACTATTTCTAGTACCTTTAATGCGGATAAGCTTTGACTGCTGTATTACATTATAGTAGGCTTTAGAGTTGATGTCAACTGCCATTGCCAAAATTTATGTGCTTCTTGTCTGCCAGCGATAAAATTGCAAATTCCTTGTTCATCTAATTCATTTGATACGTCGTATGTTTTTTTAAGTTGAGCCATTACTACTACATTTGTATTAATTAATTCCTGAATCATTTGCCGAGCATTTAAATCTTCTGAATCATTAATTTCCAAACTAGGGCTAAGCTCTGTCCATGACTTTAAACCAAATGGAGTTTTTGCGCCCATTTTACGGATATTTTCTGCTATAGGATCAATAGACTCATATAAATCTTCATAAATCTTTAAGAAAAACTTGTGATATTGTGGGAATCCCGCACCTTCTACGTTCCAGTGATAGCCGTGTGCTTGCACATAATGCTTCACAACCATTGATTTTAAAACTTTTAATTCATTAATTAAATCTTCATTTGTTGCCATTTTTATCACCCTTTATATCTTCATCTATGTGACGTAGCATTTCTACTATAATCTCGTCATCTTGTTTATTTGGATCATTATGTGTGTACAAAGCTTGAACTGTCTTTTTATCCTCAAGTCTTTGGCTACCCTCACCCATCATAATTAAAAGCATTGCAATTGGAATAAGTAGACCTGTTGGAACATTTGTCCAATATTTCATGGCATTTAAACTAATTGCAGAAACATAGCCAGACAATCTTGCTGGGTATTTCTGTATATAAAAAGCTAAATTTTGCCAAAAATTCTTCATATAACTAATTATACATCAAGATGAGCAGTTTTGAAAAAGACATGCTCAGGTCTTTGTCCTGCGACTCCCCGATGAAAGGGTGCAGTGACATTATTATATATTATTGTTTACTTGATGCGAATTGTCTTAGGCTTTTGATCTTCTGGAATTTCCCGTTCAATTTTAACGGAAAGAAGTCCATTTTCAAGAGACGCAGACTTTACAACCATATATTCACCAAGCGTGAAGGTTTGTGTGAAATTGCGTCCTGCAATTCCTTTATGTAGGAATTCAGACTTTTCATCATTTTCACGATCACTCTTAATAATTAATGTATCTTTATCTACAGTAATATCAAGATCTTCACGATCATATCCAGCAACCGCTAGTTCAACAACGTAATTGTCTTCGTCAATCTTCTTGACGTTATATGGGGGGAATGAAGATGTTGTTGTTTTATTTACATTCCAGCGATGGAACTGTGAATCAAATCCCAAGAAAAATGGATCACTGAACCATGTTTCCAAAGTTGTAAAGGGATTTGTTGATGCGATGTTATAGTTGTATGTATTGTTTCTTAGATGTGTCATTATACTTAGCTCCTTTTCAGCAAGTTAGTTAGATTGGCACTCCCTGACGGCGAGTGCTAAATATATTATATCAGTTTCCTATAGCTTTGTAAAGTGAAAAATCTAGTTTTTGAAAGTCTTGAGATCTGGTCCAAAATGCTGTATTAACATATCTTGTTCCAGATGTGATCTGTGTCACACCATGTGGGTTATAGATATTCCCGCTAAAAATAGCTAACATACCTGGCTTTGGCTTAATTGTAAAGTTATTGTGAGTTGGAAAATATAATTCCCCGCCTTCAAAATCATCATTAAGGTATAGCATGCTTGTATAATGCTTTGTTGTAAACTTGCTCTTCCACAAAGATTCATCAGATTCTTTAAAATAAGTTAAATCAACATCTGGTGCAACTTTTGTACGATCAAAATCTGGGTCTATATAATCTATATGCGGTTTTTGTTGAAATGGATGATACCATCTTACAACTTCCCAGCATTCCAACAAGGTGTCTTGATTTCCTATATTAAAAAAATCTTTAACTTGCTCTCTTGCTTTTACATTAATTTTGTGAGTAACATCAACTAATTCTTTTTCTTTTCCTTGAAAAGCAAACCCAGTTAAATCTATTCTTCTGTTATCCCACTGAGCAGATTGTCTTAAAAAATGCTCTTCTTCTATAAAATCTTCCCTCTTGGCATTACCATGTGACCAGGAATTTGTTCTATTTGCGTATTCAATAATCCAATCACATGTTTCTTTATCTATAAAGTCTTCAACAATTCTTGCTACTGGAGAATTGTAATCTGTTACCTTCATTTATTGATTGCTTCTTCCTCTTGAATCGCTATGATTTCCATAGCCTACAGATGGCTTACCATCATTTTGTGGCGGTGTATTGTAAGTTGATTGCCATGATGGCATAACTTTTTCATTTCCCATTACTGGAGCAAAGGAACCATTCCAAACGCTAAGTCTTCCAATTCCTTCTTGTTCATCTTGTTTTGTTTGACCATTTACATCATCTTTCTTAACGGGAATACAGTTGGGAACTGTTTTACCATTTTCGTTTTCTTTTGTACCAGCGTATGCGTAGCCATCCCAACATGGTCCTTGCCCCTTATCTAAACAGTAGTTACACTTTTGTGTATCTGAAATATAATGATGATCGTTACCTAGATCATCGCAACCGCATGTCATGCATTTGCGAACATAAGTTTTTTGTAATTTAACTGGAGAAAAAACACCATCCCATGATGCTTCGCCTTTTTCAACTTTGTTAGCTCTTTCTACAATAGCACGTGACCAAGAATACCCTGCGTCCCCGCCCCATGCATACCACATAACTTTACCGTGAGATGGTTTATCCCAGTCTTTACCTTGCTTATCAACTTCATGACGAGAAAAAAATGAATACATGCGTTTTACAGTATCAAGAGATAATGATGTTCCATTTACAATTTGGTGCGCACGAGTCCAGCCAACATTAGTTCCTGCACCATTTGCTTTTCCTTCTTCTTTCCATTTGATTGCTTTTGCTGCTGCAGATTTCATTCCTGCAGTTGGCTTATAGCCACCTTCAGCTTTATTAACAACTGGTTCCGTAACTGCAAGTGCTGCAAGTGCATCTTCAGCATCTGCACGATTGATATAGCATCCTATTGTTTGACCAGAACCAACTTTACTAACAGAGTATCCATGCTGGCAATCTGAGGTATTAAATACAATTTCCCAACCGACTCCGCCACTAATACGGCCAGAGTTTGCTGATGAGTCACCAGCTATTCCTACATTTTTATTAACATCTTTAACATTAGCATATAAAGCAGCAAGTTGTGCTTGTGCTTTCTTTTTAGAAGGATGAGTTCCTACAACTTTACCAGTATTTGTTGCAATAACTGCATACTGATCTCCGACTTGCTTAATGTTATATGGCATATTTATCCTACGTTATAAATTGTTAGATTAGCACTTGGTGATGCTGGTCTTGTTGGATTTGTTCCTGCTGCTGTAGCCAATAATGACATTCCCGCTGCACCTGACCACCAATGAAATTGAATATAATCTCCTGCATTAACAATAATTGGTGATTCAATATTTGCCAATACCTGTGAACCTTGAGCACTTGTAGTTGTAAATGTAAAAGAAGATGATGGTACCTGTACACCATTTTTAGAATACCAAGTTGTAATATTATAATTAGATGCTCCACCAGTAAAGTCAAATTGACCTAAAAAGTTAAGGTTGTATGTTCCTGGAACTTGAAAGGTAATCTTTGTAGCATCTGTACCGCTAATTGACATACCTTTTGAAAGATTTGTTGTATCCCAAGTTATAACGTTATCTGTTGTTGTACCGCCAGATGACATACTTGTTGAACGTGCAAAGTTTCCGTAATAAAGAATTTGAGCGGGAACTGTTGAAACTTTAATGCTCATATTAAACCTCTGCTGCTAATACTGCGACGTTTGGAGTTCCAGATGCTGCAATAGCATAAAGTTGATCGGAAGCAAGAAGATCTACTGTGTATGTTTGACCTGCTAAAAGAGCAAAACCATAAGATGATGTAGTAACTAAAGAAGATCCTAGATATACAGTAATTACTGGGTCTAAATTTTGAACAGAAAGTGAAACTCTGCTTTCATATACAGTTTCATTTGCTGATGGAATACTTACTAATGTTGCTGTAGAAGCATTAAGAGCTACTACTTGGTGTGTTATTGCCATTTGTTACCTCCGTGTTTTTTGTATCTTTACCAATTATATCATTTATCTTGCGAGATTTCATTTTCTTTGGATTAGGTATTACCTCTGCTGCGGGTAAAGTTCCCGCCTTTCTAAACCTAAGAGATTCCCAGAGAGCATGAGGTAGGGTATGCACCCCGTAGTGTGTTCTGTGATGATTTGTACACAAAGTTTCAAGATTGCCTGGACTTTCCAGCCATTGTTGAAATTCATCATCATCTTTAAAATTTAAACCAAAATAAGCTTCAATTTTTTCTTGATCTGCATTTGGTAGTTGTGAAAATTCTACATGCGTATGATGTAATTCTATTTGACCGCCACATAAATCATCATTGATGTTGCACTTCCAAAGTCCAGCTTCCTTGATCTTCTTTTTAGCAGCCACAAAATATTTATAATTTGGGTCATGCTCTCGTGGATCATGCTCGGGTATATGTGCTAAAATATGAAATTCCATATTTACATCATGTGCATCTGTCATAATAGTTAATTATACATTATTTGAGCGAATAGCGGGAATCAAACCCGCGCATTAACCTTGGCAAGGTTACGCACTATCACTATGCAATATTCGCAGGGGCTATATACGGATTCCAGCACATTGAATGGCTGCCCTAAGAAGTCTCCCACTCACAGAACTCTGGTCACGGGTTACTTGGTTATTCGTAACTATATCCATACCTAAGGTGTGCCGTATATAGCCTTGTGCTTCATGTAAGACTTGAACTTACAACATCATGATCCTAAGTCATGTGCCTCTACCAATTGGGCCAATGAAGCTTCTGCTTCCCGTCATGGATTCGGACCACGATTCTCGGCTCCAAAGGCCGATGTCCTGCCAATTGGACGAACGGGAAATAGTGTGGGATGTCAGACTTGAACTGACGATTACCGAATTATGAGTTCGGGGCTTTGACCAACTAAGCTAATCCCACTTTGGGTTTAGTTAGCAGATCCTATTAATTTGCTTTGGATTATTTTTGCTCTTTCATCAATTACTTCGTAAGCAAATGGCTTAATTGCCTCTTCATTTTTAGCATAATGATGACCACAGAACATCAACTCTCCAGTAACACCTTTAACTAAAACAAGTGCTTGAGCTGAGCAACTATCACAACGATCAGCAATTTTAAGAACATATTCTTCTTTAATTACTTCTTCTGTTTTCTCTGCCATCATGTTCATAATTATACTCTCTTCACTAGTTAGTTAATAATTGATCGCTGGGGTGGTAGGACTCGGACCTACGACATTCCGATTAACAGTCGGACGCTCTGCCAGCTGAGCTACACCCCAATGTTTTATCTATACTTTTTCATATCCAAAATATCTTGAGGTGTTTCAATCATTCTGCGTTGTGCCTCAAATTTTCCCAACTCTACGATTTCCTGAGCAACTGTTGCCATCATATCGTAAAGTCCTGCTGCATACCGCTTATGCTTTACTGGTGCTGCTTCAATTTCATCTTTCATGTTAACTACTGATTGTGTAAAATACTCGCACAATTGTGTCAAACTTATATAAATATCTTTATCATCTTCAATGGTCTTAATTGTGCCATCTGCTAACATTTTTATCCTTTGTTTGTTGTTGATGTTATTCTACTATAGAATTCTCATGCTGTCAACACGTAATTCATCTTCATCGTCATCAAGTCCCATAAATTCCCGCAAACTTTTTGGCATTTCTTTTTTGTCAGGCATTCTAATTGTATTATTTTTATTTAATCTAGCATCTGATTGTTTTCTTAGCTCTTCTAATTCTGATGCAAATACGCCAGAATAAGTATAGATCTCTACTTCTTTATCAGCGTCTGGGGGAGTTAACGATATAGCATTATATACTGAACCACAAACTGCGTCAGACAAGTCCTTAGAACCTTTTCTGGGGTGGTCTACACGATCTTTTACTATACGCAATTGAAGCAATTCATCAATAAGCAATTGAATTTTTGGACCATGTAATCTTTCTTCAGTTAAAGTAAGAGACATATCTTCGTAATGTTTTTTTGCTACTGAAAGAATTTCTGTTTTAATCCCATGAACGCCAAGCTGTTGCATCATGTCATGAGAATTCCATCTGTCAAATGTTACTAACTTAAGGTTAAATCCTTTTTCTCTAACACTTGTAATATAATCTTTAACTTCTGTAAAATCAACAGATTTTGAAGCTGTAGGTGTCCAATATCTTACTGCATCTACAACAACTCTAGGGGCTGCTTCTTTATACTGTTCACCAATTTTCATTGTCACCCAGCCCTCAACGTGAGCTAAAGCTACTGCACAATGGTCATGCTTTTGAGCAAGGTCAACGTGCATAAAATATGTTTTTTCTGGATCTGGTTTAAAATCATCGTCAAACCTGCCATATGAATCTACATTTAATTTAGGATTACTAAATGCTTTTTCAATTACCAATCTGCTTTTAAAGAACGCATCAGTAGCATCTGGTGGCATGCAGGCAAAACGAGAAAGAGCATCTGTTGGATCTGTATAAAAGTCAATAGTAAAATCTTCAATTTTACGTGTTGGATTAATTTCCCAAGTAGGTCTTTTTAAAGCATACATTCGTGGGACTTTGTATGAAATAATATGGTCTTCTTCCCATTCAATTTCAAATTCATTGCCCTCAGTATTATCTGGAAGATCTGGGTCTACTTTAAACCTATGATGCCTAAGAACCACTTCTTTTTCGGCTACCGCTTCATTATATTTTTGCTGGATATAGTCGTTTTTAAAACGTGGGAATGAAAGCAAAATAACTTTACCAAAATCTGGGAAACGTGAGTTTACAGATGCACGATACATCTTATAAATTGATGATGCAGTTTTTGCTTGTTCATGCCCAGTAGTTGACTCAAGTTCAAAACCTGAAATCTCATCAAGAATAATTACAAGAACGTTATATCCTTCCCAAGCTTCTCTTTCTGAGTGACCTGAGTGAACAGTAACTGATTTATCAAACTCAACCATGTTGGCCTTAGCAACATATTTCCCTTGAAACCATGGGGATTTTTCAATACGCTGATTAAATCCTTTAAAGAATACTCGGTTAGCCTGAACGGCGTTAATAGCAATGTTAATAATATCAATAGCATCGCCTGGTGGCTTACCAAAATAAACTGCTGGGTCTGCTAGACAAAGCAGCAAATAAACCATATAGGCACAAGCAATTGTAGATGTATAGTCTTTTCCAGAACCCTTACCCAACTGCAAAATAACTTCGTTACATGTTTGCTTAAATATTTTGGTGCCTTCATCTTCACCATAAATACGTATTAATGTATCTTTTTTATAAATTTGAGTCATCGCACGAATCATGGTGTATTGATAATCAGAAAGTGGTGGTAAGCCTAAATAAGCTTTATCTGTAACAAATTGCTCAAGTGATACTGGAGTTTCTGAAAATTCATCTCCAGTCAAAGCATCTAAAAATACGTTAAAATCATTCATTTACAACTACGGCCTCAACTTGACCCGTAACTTGTGACAATCTTCTTGAAACTTCCCACTTGCAATGATCACAGTTAGCTGTAACTTCTTTAAGTATATTTACAAGGATTTCTTGTTTTCTTTCTGAATCTAAAATCTGGTCTGTGATGTCATTGTTTTCAAGAACCCCTGCTTTATTTAACATATCAATGCGTTTTGCTTCAATATCAGCAATTAATTTAAGAGATTGTGCTTTGACATTAAGTGCATCTTGCATGTCTGCTTGTTCTACCGTGCGCCATGCCTCTTTAATAAGCATATTGTAATGTTCATCTGCTCCCGCCAAAGCTTCTTTGGCACGGGCTTTAATTGCATTATTGTCTTGAACAAGTTCTTTCCAAGTTGTTATGTGATTATCAACTTGAACTCGGGTAAGCTCTAGGGTTTTAGCAATCTGTGCTGGTGTGCTGCCCTTAAGTAGTTCTTCAACTACCTTATTCATTTGATCAAACTTGCCTGCAACCTCTAGTTCATTATCCATTATCTGTTTTATAAAACCCTGATCCCTTAAATTGAATTCCTGCTGGCGTATAAACTCTTGCCATCTTATAACCACAATTAGGGCATGGAGGAAAAACCTCTTCATCATTAAATCCACGAGTAATTTCTTTTGAGGTTTCACATTCTATACAGTTGTATTCATAAACTGGCATACTTAATTATACTCCTTGAGATCTGTTTTTGTCAACCGCAATTTTAAGTAAGATTAAATAACCAATCAAATCATCAATGTCGTTATCTCCAGCAAAACCTTGATTATTTTTTACACGATTTAATTTATCATCAATTCTTACTTTCAACTGTTCAATATTGTCAGATTGTGCAAATATTCTGTTTGGCGATAAAGCTGAATCTCCATATGAAATGTTTTTTTCTATAAGAAGTTGTGCAATTTCGTGGCAGGCATCCCAAATTCTTTTGCCAGAAGGGGCACTGGTTGAGTGTAAATATAAATCATTACAACTAAATTGGCTAACATCTTGAAATACTGGTTTAAGCATTACATTAACCTTTCTGACCAAGTTTTAGGAGTTTTTTCTGTAACAAACTCAAGTGGCAAATGATAATCAAATGGCTTTGTACCCTTTATTTTAATCCATTCTACCAATTCTGTCAAGCCCTCATCAAGAGTTTTAGATGTTTTATAATTTAATAATTGTCTTGCTTTATCTGCAGAACAATTAGCATGTTTTACTTCTTGGGGTCTGCCTGGCATATAC